ATACTAATAGATTTCGATGAACTAGAGTATCCAAAAGATTTGGTTAAGGAATTTTTTGACGCAAAGAAGAATGTCTGGAATGAAAAACATAACATTCTAGTTAAAGGTTTTGATGTTGAATTGTATGTACAGGATTTAAATGAACCGCATGTTTCATCTGGTGTTTACTCTGTTTTACATAAGAATTGGGTTGTGGAACCGAAAATAGATAGCCCAAGTATAGATGACAGAAAGATTTTAGAAAAGGGTGAAGAGTACGCAAAAAAAATAGATTTACTAATAAAAAGTAGCAAATCCAAAGACATACTTAATAGGATAGATGAGCTTAGAAAAAAAATTAAAGAGTTCAGACAAAGCGGTTTGGAGGTTGGTGGTGAATATTCATATGAAAATTTAACATTCAAACTATTAAGGAGAAACGGGTATATTGAAAAATTACTTAATTTAAAAAATAGCATAACAGACAAAAAATTGTCTATAACACAATAAAGAACCTTATTTTTTTCCCTATATCTATGTATTTATAGGATAAGAATAAGTTTATCTTAACAAATTTAAAAAAATGGGAGAATACAAACCTTTAGGTAGCGAGAAGTTAAATGGGGATGAAAAATTAAAAAGAATCCTTGAATTAGCGTACTACAACAATAATAGCAAAAGCAAAAAGAATAATGCTGAATTAGTTGAAGAGTCTGTAAACGGAAGCGTTTACGGTATCGTCAAGGAAAAGGACAGCTATTATGTAAAAAGTGGATTAAACGAATCTTCATTAGATTACATCGGTGGTATGTTCATGAAAAATAAAAATAAATTCAGTTCATACGCGGAAGCATTTAAAAGATTAGAATATATTAAGGGTCAAGAAGACAGACAATTACAAGAGTCTACGAAGTATGTTTTAAAACAAAAACCTCAAGGAACTCAAACTGAAGCGCCTTCTGCTGAACCTTCTTTTGATGCGCCACCACCTCCAGCACCTGCTGCACCATCTGCACCCGCACCTGCTGCTCCGGCTGCACCTGCAACAGATTCTGCGGCACCGGAAGACGGAGCTGTATTAGGAGCTGATGGTGAAGGTAAACCATCGTCTTACATGGCTGAAATTCAAAAATTTGCAGGTAAATTAGGTCAAGAATTAAGAGACCAAAATCAGAAATTAGAAAGTGACGATATCAAATATGTTTTAAATATGATAATCTCAGCTGTTGATTTGAAAAAATTAGAAGATGAGGATATTGAAGAAATAGCAAAAAGATTTGAAAGAGAAGAAAAGGAAAGAGGATTAGATGGTGGTAGTGACTTTGGTTCAGATGATATGTCTTCTGATGAAGAGCCATCAGCACCTCCTGCTCCAACAGAAATGAATGAAAATGACCCTATGGCGTCTTTGGATGAATTTATTAATTCTCCGGTTCCTAATAATGAAATCGACTTGTCAAAATATGCAATGAAAGAAGAAGGTGGAATGGGTATTGATGATATGCATGATGAGTTAAAAGAATTAGATTTAGACGAAATAAAGAACGCAATTGGTGAAACTTTAAGCAAATATTTTAACTAATAAAATGCATCTTATATATGTCAATGAAATCGGCGCTGATTACAAAGGTCAAAAGCAATATGAGTTCATTTTCAGTGAATCAACAGAAATTGACAATGGTGAGTGGTTTGTAATACCCGCATCAGCAACTTCTAGGACTAAATCTCCCGACATTGAATATATTAATTTGGTCGGTTTATTAAAAAATACAGAATTACAATTAGAACTTATTCAAAACTCCGATTATTTCGGAGTTATTGATGCTGTTGATGGTGTTGTAGCACTTGCTTGGGAAAAATTTGACTTCGAAAACGAAGAACAAAGATTGACATTCAAGTTTGGTGAAAGTATTGAAAATGTGTCAAAAAAATTAAAACAAAGAGATTATATTCTTATAAAAGAAGAAATAAAAATTGAAGAAATATGAAAAGAATTGACCTTATAAACAGATTAATCCAAGAAGGGATTTCTGAAAAGACATTAGTGAATTTTACTGATAAACAAATCAATAATCTAGCTGAAAGAATTTTGGGTGAAGCGGTGACATCAAAAGTGAATAATACAATTTATTCACCATCTGAAGTTAGTGCTGCTAAGCAAAAAGGTCAAGGATTTGGTGTTAAAGATGGTACTGTTACATTAAACAATGATGGTGGTATTACTGTCGCAACAAAAGAAGGGGCACAAGATGTTGCTGAAAATTTAAAAGGAAATCAAAAGAAAATCGACAAAAACCATAATGGTAAAATTGACGCTCAAGATTTCAAAATTTTAAAGGGACAGAAGAAAAAAGATACAAACGAGATGTTACGTTTTTATGACGATGATGGAAAATCTATCAAGGATAAAAAGGGTAAACAATCTTCTGTATCAACAAAAGATAAAGACTACGAAGAAAAAACAAAAAGTAAAAATATTGACGCTAAAGATAAAAAAGCGGTAACTAAAAAAGCCGTAAAGACATGTGACGATTGTGGTAAACCAATAGTTAAGTGTTCTTGTGATCAGAGCCATTTAGATGAAAAGTTAATAGGAAAACAAAAAAATATTGATAAAAACAAAAATGGTAAAATAGATGCGCAAGATTTTAAAATACTAAAAGGTCAAAATAATGAATCAAACCCATCAGTTGGTCTTTCTAAAGAAAAGAAAAGTGCTGTGGTTAAAAAAGCTAAAAGTGGTGTTGCTGTAAAGAAGAAAGTACAAAAAGAAAGTACAGAAACAAAAAATTGGGTAAAAAATTTGGTAGAAAACGAATACTTTCATAATTTCACTTCAAAGAACGAAATTATGGAGCTTATCAAAATTAAACTTAATGAGTCTGAGACTCTAACACATGAATTTGGACCTAAGGTTAAAAAGGGTCACAATGGTATTCCTGAGTTCATGACTTATGATGCAATTGTAAAGTCAGCTGAACCAGCGACAGCGCCTTCTAAACCAAAAACTAGTCCGGGAACTAAACCGGGTACCAAGCCTGGTACAAATCCGAATCCAAAGCCTAAACATCCATACGGGCCAGATCCAGGAGAAAATCCTGAGCCTAAAGCTTCTATGGGAGAAGAAGAAAACGCACATTTTCAATGAAAATTTCAAAAAAAGTCTTTTTATCGTTAATCAAAGAAAACATTACAGAAATGGCAATGGATTTTGACCCAAATATGCCAGAGCGTCCACATACTGACGTTCAGCAAAAATTGGCAACTGGTGATACACCAATTAAAAAAGTACCTCTACCTAAAACAGATAGAGAAGGTAATAATCCGTCACACAACTTTCAGGAGCTTTTAGCTTCTCAAAGATATAAGCAAGTTATTGAAAAATTAAGAGGAGCGGGTATTCAAGCACCGGTAACACAGATATCATCAATGCAAGATGCTGCAACTAACCCAATAGTTTCAATAATGGGCGGCGCGCATGCAAATATTGTAAATTTAGAATCAAATAATAGAACTGAATTAGCACAATTAGCGGTTGATTTAGTAACAAAGGTTTGGCAAATACCAGAAGGTATGTGTCAATGGGATGTTGAGATTATAGACCTTAATCAAATGAATACTAATTTCCCTGAAGACCAACCTGAAGAAGAGAATCCTGATGAAGCTAAAGCTGAAGATGCAGAAGAAATTATTGATGATTTATCAAAATTGAATTTAGAAAGAGCTAAAAGAAGATTCATAAATCTTATTGTTCAGGGTGCATCTAAAAGAGGTCATTACATGTATCAAATGGTACCTGAAGAATTGGAAAGAATTTTACCGGGTCAAGGTAACGAATTGATGTATAACTATGCTGTATTAATGTCAACTAATGACACATTATATTGGCAAATGGGTGAACAGATGATGGGTATGCAAAAAGGCTCTGTTGGTGGTAGAGAAGAAGTTGATAGACAAACTGACCCACCGACAATTAAAGTTAGAGCGGCTAACTTCCCAATTGCGGTACACGAATGTATCAAAGGTTGGTTAGAATTGGTTGCAACAAAAGGTGAAAAAGCTGCAAATGCGGTAGACCAAGAAAGATATATGCAGGCCAAATCAATGGAAGATACTATTGATAAAGAATTATGGGATTTAAGATTAGGTCCAGCAATATGGGATAGAGTTTTGGATAGAATACCAATAGATTTAGTTACTAACGAAAATACATACGGATATCAAAACTTCTTATTGATGGAAATCTTTAGCTTACCAGCTAAAAAAATGCTAGTATTACTAAAAGAGGTTGTTGGACAAACACCTGTTGGGGATAGGTTATTAAATGAACTAATAGAGGCAATTAAAGAGAATATGAATCAATACAACCAAGATATGGTTTCATATGAAGCTAATGAAGCCTTGGGTATTTTTAATGACGATTTAGATGAAGTTGCAGACGAAACGGATGAGGATGAGTTAAAGAATATGTTAGGAAATTTAGGAATTGGATTATCCGATGACGACGAAGATGATGATATAGAAGACGAAGAATATTAAGAAAAGGGAGTTTAACTCCCTTTTTTTGTATTTATATATATGAATTCAAGAATAGACCAACTTAAGGAGTATGCTAAAATCATGAAAGATTGTCCATACGCGTTAAGAACTTATTTACAAACATACGATAATACACAGAAGAAATATGTACCATTAGTTTTATTCGAAGACCAAGAGCAACTTATTTTGGACTACGAAAATTATAATGAAAACATTACAAAGAAATATAGACAAGCGGGGGTATCAACTGTTACCGCTGCTTGGGTTTCAAGAAAATTACAAATAGCTAAACCAGAGAATCCCGAAAGAGTTTTATGTATTGCAAATAAACGTGATACCGCAATTGAGTTAGCAAATAAAATTAGACACTTTTTAGAGCAATGGCCTGAGTGGATGAATGTTGGGTTTTCACCTGATAAAAACTCTGAAAGCCGATTTAGATTAAACAATGGTTGTGAAGTAAAAGCCGTTGCGACATCGGGTGATGCGTTACGTGGTTATACCCCTACTATTTTGATATTCGATGAGGCCGCGTATATTGAGGCTGGTGATGATTTTTGGGCGGCTTCAATGGCATCACTATCCACGGGTGGTAAGATTATTCTTATTTCAACACCAAACGGATATGACCCAATTTATTATGGTGTTTATGACCAAGCGTTACGCGGTATTAATGATTTTCATATTACAGATTTAAGATGGTTTAAAGACCCGCGTTATACCAAAGATTTAAGATGGGTAAAATGTGATGATATTTGTCATTACATGTTAAATCGAGAGCAGTATGACGATAATGAAGTTGTTATGTATGATTTCAATCTTGAAAAATATCGTGAATATGAGGAACAAGGTTATAAACCATTTTCATCTTGGTTTGAGTCGATGTCAAAGAAATTTAAATTTGATAGACGTAAGATAGCACAAGAGTTGGAGTGTGACTTTTTAGGTTCAGGAGATGGTGTTATACCGGGAGATTTACAACAAGAAATTAGAAGAAATCATATTAGAGAACCTAAAGAGAAGTATATGCAAGCCACAATGTGGCAATGGAAGGAACCAATAGCTGGTCATCGTTATATTATGGGTGTGGATGTGAGTAGAGGAGATAGTGAAGATTTCTCGTCAATAAACATAGTAGATTTTGATGATAGAGAACAGGTACTAGAATATATTGGTAAGATACCTCCGGATGATTTAGCCTCAATTGCTTACAAATGGGCTATATTATATAACGCGTTTATCGTTGTCGATATTACGGGTGGTATGGGAATTGCAACATCTAGAAAGTTGCAAGAAATGAATTATAAGAATTTATACGTTGATGGTGTTAATACCCAAAACATTTGGGATTATAACAGAAAAGCAATGGAGAAAATACCGGGAATAAATTTCAATAATAAAAGAACACAAATTGTTGCTGCATTTGAAGAACAGGTTAGAAAGGGATTTGCAATTCGTTCGTCAAGATTATTAAATGAATTAAATACGTTTGTTTATATCAATGGTCGACCAGATCATATGAAAGGTGCTCACGATGATGCGATTATGAGCATGTCAATGGCGTTGTACGCTGGTGATATTTGTTTTAATCAATTACAAAGAACAACCGCACAGAATGTTGCGATGATGGAGTCGTGGACTTTATCTGAAAGAACATATGAGCCAAACAAATCATTTTACTCTTATGGTACTGTGTTTGACCAGATAAGCTCAATGGGTATGGATGGTATGCCAATGAGAATGAACCCGGGACAAATGACAGTTCAAAAAGAAGCATATAAAGAATATAATTGGCTATTTGGTAAAACTAGATAGTCTACAAAATACAATATATTTTGTTTATATTGTAATGAAAAGTATTTATATAAAATGGCAAATAATCAAAATTATACGGTCTTTCAGAAATTAACTAGAATGTTTGGGTTTCCTGGTGTTACAAAGAAGGAAGACGTACCAACATTTAATTTTAATAAAGACGAATTATTAAAAACAAGTGATAGGAATGAGTTTGACAAAGCAATGCTACAAGCTCAGCAAACTTCTTATATTGCTGATAAATGGGCTAAATTAGACCAATCACTTTATAATCAATCAGTTTATTACGAACCTAATAGATTAGCAGCATATTATGATTATGAATCTATGGAGTTTACACCAGAGATTTCAGCTGCATTAGATATCTATTCAGAAGAATCAACAACACAATCAGAGAAAGGAGATATTTTAACAATATATTCAGATTCAGATAGAATTAAAAGTATATTAGAAGATTTGTTCAATAACAAATTAGATGTTAGTACGAATTTAGCAATGTGGGCTCGTGGTGTCTGCAAATATGGTGATAACTTTGTTTATTTGAAAATTGATCCAGATAAGGGTATTGTTGGTTGTCAACAACTTCCTAATATTGAAATTGAAAGATTGGAAGGTGCGGCAGCAAAAAACAACGGACAAATTTTAGATAAAAAAATGCCAAGTAGAGAATTAAGATTTACTTGGAAGAACAAGGACATGGAATTCCAAGCATGGGAAATCGCGCATTTTAGACTATTAGGTGATGATAGAAAATTACCATATGGTACCTCAATGTTAGATAAAGTTAGACGTATTTGGAAGCAATTGCTTTTAGCTGAAGACGCAATGTTAATTTATAGAACATCGAGAGCACCGGAAAGACGTGTGTTTAAAGTGTTTGTTGGAAACATGGACGATAAGGATATTGAACCATACGTACAACGTGTCGCAAATAAGTTCAAAAGAGAACAAATTTCTGACCCTAAAAACGGGCAAGTTGATATGCGATATAATCAGATGGCAGTAGACCAAGATTATTTTATTCCTGTTCGTGATCCGGGACAAAATTCGCCAATTGAAACATTAGCAGGTGCACAAAATTTAGGTGAGATTGCGGATATCGAGTATATCCAAAAAAAGATGTTAGCTGCGCTTCGTATCCCTAAAGCTTTTTTAGGTTTTGAAGAGGTAGTTGGTGATGGTAAGAATCTTGCATTAATGGATATTCGTTTCGCAAGAACAATCAATAAAATTCAAAAATCTTTAATACAAGAACTAAATAAAGTTGCGTTAATTCATTTATACCTTATGGGTATGGAAGATGAGTTAAATAACTTTCAATTATCTTTATCAAACCCTTCAACACAATCTGATTTATTAAAAATTGAGTCTTGGAAAGAAAAGGTAACATTGTATAAAGACGCAACATCAGACCAATCTCAAATGGGTATTTTACCAGTATCACATACATGGGCTAAGAAAAATATTTTAGGTATGAGTGATGCTGAAGTGTTATTAGACCTACAACAACAAAGATTAGAGAGAGCATTAGGATTTGAATTACAAAATACACAAAATGTAATTAAACGTTCAGGTGTGTTTGATGAAGTAGATAAGAAATATGGTATTCCTGAAGAAGAAAGAGAGAAGGCAATGGCTGCGGCAGGTGGTGGTGAAGCCGGTGGTGGCGATATGGGTGGAATGTCAGCAATGGGCGGCGGTGATATGGGTGGTGGTGCACCAGAACCACCAGTAGGAGCTGAAGCGGCACCAGCGGGTGGAGGTGAGGTTGCGCCATTGAGTGAATCACTTGGTAAAAAATCTAAAAAATCAAAAATATTAGGTATGTTGGGTGAAGAAGAATTAGATATAAATGATTTATTTGATATGGATAAGGCACAACAGAATATTTATGAAATAGAAAATAAATTAAACGAGATATTAAACGATTAAAAATGAAAAAATTCGGTATACTTAAAACCAAATTATTAAATAAATTAACTGAATCTTACGCTAAAGAAAACAAAGCTGAGATTAAGAATATTTTAAACACAATAAAAGAAAATAAAGACTTCAAGGAAATGTATTTGTTTTATGAAGAAATTGAAAACAAATATATTGAGGATAAAGAAACCGCTAAGTTATATGTTGAAGGTTTATCAACAATGTTGAACAGAGGTCAAAAAGACGGGTTAACAACGTTTTGTGAATCTTTAAATAAAAAATTAAATAATAATGAAGTTGCAACTAATGATTTGTATGAAGCTTTAGATGTGCTTTCTGAAAACGATAAACTATCTAACATTGAAAGTAAGGTTAAAGCTAAGAAGATGTTAGTTGAGCATTTAACGACGCAAAAAGAAATCGCTAAAGCGGAATCGGCGCCTATTGTAACAAATGAAAGTTTATTAAATGCTATATTAGCAAACAATTTCAACGTATTATATACTAACACATTAAACGAAGAACAAAAGGGAGAATTAAAGAATATTTTAGAATTGTCAAACGAAGAAATTATAACTAAAACATCTGAATTAAAAGAATCAATTTTAAACCAAGTTCAAACACTAATGACAGAATCACCAGATTTAGATTTAAAAAATAAATTAGATAATGTTAAAAAAGAAGTGAATGAAATAACACCTTCTAGGTACAACTACTACAGATTAAACGAATTAAAAAATGGTCTTAATTAAGACCATTTCTTTTTTGTTCTATATAGATTGCTTTCAATCTACCAGTACGTTTTTTAACAGAGGGTTTTACATACTCCTGTCTTTCTCTTAATTTTTGAATTTGCTTTGTTTTTTGAACTTTATTTTTATAAGTTCTTAGAGCAGTCTCAATACTTTTTTCTTTTTCTAAATTAATAATAATCATATTATATAAGTATTTTACACAAAGATAAAAATTTTTTGGTATTTGTAATTTTTTTAGTTATATTTTTAATATCCACCATAAAATTATAATAATATGAATAATTAATGAAAACAGGAAAGTATATTCCATTGGGAACATACAATGATGTGAAAATCGGTTATGGTACCGTAGATTTTAAAAACTTAAAAACCATATATCTTAAATTAAATTCTTGGTTACAAGCAGAAAACGAATCAGACGATTTTGATTCGGTTATACACAAGACAAGAAGAAAAATAAAAGAAATAGTTTATAATTTAAAAACTCCTATGTTCAAACAGCAATCTATTGTTGATTTGGATATTAGAACTAAGGGTATAAAATTAGAAAAGAAATCTTTTATGAATCTTGAAGTCACATTATATGTTGAGAGTCAATTTGATGTAAAATCAAAAACAACAAAAGAAGCAATTAAAAATATTATTAAAACTTTATTAGAAGAAGGTTTGACAGATAAAACTTTATTCAATTTTAATAAAACAAAGAAATAATCCCCTTATTGATGTATTTATAGAAATAAAATCTATAGATGAAAATATTAGGGCCTAAAGAAACCGGTACCGGAATTTTGATTGAATATGACGCCGGCCATATTTCACCAGAAGAAAACAAAAGCATTCTTAAAGAAGCAAGGGATTTGGACTTTTCACAAGACCTCATCCTTTTTGCTGTTTTACAAAAATACGATACACCAAACAAAAATGGTAGAATCTACCCTGAGTCTCTTTTAAGAAGAGAAAATGACAAGTACCAAATTATGATTAAAAAAGGTACTGCATTAAACGAGTTAAATCACCCATCGTCATCCCTTATTGATTTAGATAGAGTATCACATTCAATTATTGAAAGTTGGTGGGATGGTAAAATGTTAATGGGTAAAATTAAATTATTTACATCACCAGGTTGGAAAAAAATGGGAATTGTTTCCACAAAAGGAGACCAAGCTGCTATGCTATTAATGAATGGTGCCACTTTGGGAATTTCTTCTCGTGGTGTTGGTTCATTAAAAAACATCAAAGGTCAAAACATTGTACAGGAAGATTTTGAACTTGTATGTTTTGATTTAGTATCCTCTCCTTCTACACCCGGTGCATATGTTTTCCCTGATTTAGGTGACAGAGACCAATATCAAGAATCAGAAGAGAAAAAACCAATGGTGGATGATAGAATGAAGAAATTAATGGGCGGATTAGACAAGTTTTTATCCAAATAAGCAATTTTATTTAGACGGAGATATTAAAAACAAGAATTTTTAGTATTTCTCTAATATTTATAAGATAATAAAAACAAAATTTTCACAATGAGCGAAAAATCAATTTTAGAACAAGCGTTACTTCAAATCAATACACTT